GGATTTGCCATGTTTTCCCTTTCGTTAAGCGACTATTGTCGCATTTGCCCAGTCTAAAGTCGGCGACACGCTTGCCCACGTTTCGGTCACTGGAACGTCGTTCCAACGCATAGCCTGAAGTGAGTACGCCAACGGGGACAATAACAACGTAACGCTTAAACGGTTATAAGCGGCTTGAAATGACCAGCCCTCGACAAAACCTTGAAACGTACCTGAAGCCATGTTCAACGGCAGGTTGTTTAGGGAAATTGCTTCACCCATGAAAATGTTGATCAACGCGTCACGGTCAGCATTATCAATTTCAGGGTTTTGCAAGTCAAACGAAATTTCGCTAAAGATTGGCTGCGGGTTTGCACGCAATGACAAATAGAACGCCGCCTGCGCGGTTGCGTCAGCCGAGTCGTGAAGTGTCGTTGTTATAATTTGTGCAAGATTTCCATAAATAGCGATTGACGCTGGGTCACTGTCTGAAACGTCGTTTTGGCTATTTGCGCCGTACTTGATTGTTATTGCGTTCCGAACGTCACCCACACGGGTTTCAATACGCAAACCTGCTGCACGGGCTTGATTGGCGTCAAGGTCAACATAACCATTTGCCGCAAGGTAATTGGTGCGGTGGGTTGAATCGGCATACCCAATGCGCCCTTCCGCGTCCTCGTACAAATACCCCAACCCTGACGTTGCCAATGCTGAAACCAGCGAATAAACGTCAATTGGGTCTGACCCACCACCCCGCGCCGACAGATCGTAATTGCCTGGGCGGTCTATTTCGCCCAACCCAGTGTTTTCAGCATTTGCCCATGTTGTTGTTGGGTTGTAGGTTGCCCAGGTCAATGCCCCTGGCACTTCAGCCCATGACCCAAACAACACCGTTTGCAAAACTTCGAAAATCTGGTCGCCGTCGAAATCCCGTGCAAGTGCGTCGGTGTAAATGACTTTTGGCAAACGTGCCAATGCGCCCAATGCCGTGATCGAATACGTTTGCGTGAACATGGTCGTTCCCACGTCGCGCACTTCCAAACCAATGTCAACAACGTTGCCGCCAAAAATCGCGACAAATGTGCCTGAAGTGTCTTGAACCGAAACCCCGATTGTTGAATTGATGTTGACTGGGATTGCGGTTTGGTTTACGTCTAGCAGCTGAAGATTGACATAACCCGCTTGTGCTTGTTCATAAATGTTTGTCCGACCGCTGCGAATTGTAAGGTTTGCCAAAACTGCGTCGGTGTATTCAACGCCGTCAATTTCAACCAACCAAATGGGTGACCACTGCGTCATGCTATTTGCAGGTTAGTTGCGCCGCCTGTGCCGCGATAGTAGGAATTATTTAAGGTGTCAACGATCGTGCGGGCAGTGCCTTCCTTATCAAATGCACCCGTTACGGTCAGGTTGATCGTTGTTCCCAAACCAAGCCTTTCAGAATTGGCACGATCAGATAGCCCACGCGATTCTGCTGAACCAACAAAACCACCGCTGACCGTTGCTGCTGCTGCGCTTGCCGCAACCCTTGCCGCAGTTGCAACGCCGCCACCGCCTGCGCCTGATGTTGTGCCACCGCCTGACGGTGCTGAAATTGTTGGAATCTTTGGCACTGATGTTGAAACTGTCGGTGTCTTGATTGAAGGAACACTGACCGTCGGTGTCGAAATCTTTGAAACATTTGGCAAAAATGGAATGGCGTTGTAAGCCGAAATCAATGCGTTGATTCCAGCAACCGCCCCGGAAATTAAACCGTTTAGAATTTTCACCACTCCTGCAATGACGTCAATGACGCCGCCTGCAATTTTGCCTGCAACCTGTAAAGCCCCGCCCAATACCGTGCCAATGACGGGTGCAAGATAGGTCGCAATGTAACCGCCAAATTCTTTGAATGTGTCAAGATTGTCACCGATTGCGTCGCGGACATAACCAAACGCTTTGACCAAACCGTTGATGATCGGCGTGAAAACATTGGTAATTGTTTTGCCAACCGTTGTGATGACACCGCCCAAACCGTTGCCGTCTAGACTGAAGGCGTTTGAAAATGCGTTGATTGCTGGCAATGCGTTTTGATTGATGAAGTTGATTACCTTTTCAAGAATAGGCAACAACGCAAAACCAATTGTTTCTTTTGCTTCGTCGAAGGCGACCTGCATGCGTGCAATTCGTCCCGCGTATGTGTCGGCGTTACGCGCAGCAGCCCCACCAAATAAATCTGAAAGGCGACCTTGCACCGCAGTGAAATCCATTGTTTTCAATTCGGCAGCTGAAAGACCAATGCCTAATTTACCCAGGGAAGCCGTGTTGCCGTCGTACGCCTTACCCAATGCGTTTGCCACTGTTTCAAGCGGTTTTCCTGTTGCGGTTGCAATGTCCAGGGCGGTTGAAAGTAAATCTTGCGCCTGGGTGATGTCGCCCGTTGATCGAACCAAGCGACCCAACGCTGGACGCAATTCGTCGTCAGCAACACCAGTTGCCAGTGACATTTGAAGAATGGATTGTTCAGTGGCTGCAATTTGTGCCTGTGTTGCGCCCGTAGCATTTTCCAACGCCAATGCCAATTGTGTCTGTGCCTTCTCGTCTTCAATGGCTGCTTTAACGCCTTCAACACCGATTTTGATTGCGTAAGCACCAGCGGCTGCGGCTGCGGCTGCAAATGCCGCGCCGACCATTTTGCCGACCTTGCCCATTTTGTCGCCGAAAGTGTCAACGTCATTGCCAGCGGCTTTCAGCGATTTGTTAAGATTGTCAACGTCGCCAAGAATTGAAAGTTTAAGGGTGCGACTGCCAGCCATTAGTCAAACTCCTTCACAACTTTGACAAATGCGTTTTCCCAACGCTTCACAATTTCAGGTTGGATTCTGCGCAATGTTGGATAGATAAACCAGCCGCGCGAACCGCGACCTTCACGACCTGACCACACTGGAAATTGCTTCTTTGTATTTGAACCAAATTCATTGCCTGCCCATAACTGTTGCGTTGTTCCGCCGCCTGAAAACTTTTGCGCTGCGAATCCGTAGCTGATTTCACCAATTTTGGAAGACTTCGAAACCCTTGCACCAGTGGCAATTCTCACTTTTGCAGTTTGATTTGTGTTGCTGGTCGCTGCTGCGTCAATGACGCTTGAACGTACATAGTCAGCCAATTCGCTGCTGATGACTTTTGCCTGGTTGGTTGCTTCTTCGTCCATTGCTTTGAATGAACGGGTTATGGCGCGCAATTCCGCTTTGTCATAACTGATCGCGTCAGTTGCCATTTGCCCGCCTTTCTAAAATTTCAATGACCGTCAAAATGTCTTCGGCACTTTCAAATTCGCTGGGCGGTAGCCCCGTTGCCAGGGCTACTTCCCAAACGATTCGGCTTAGGCTTCCGACTGGGTGGCTTTTGGGTTTGCTTCACCGACGATCACTTCGGAAATGGTTTCCGTCCATGCTTCGATTGGCTTGACTGGTTTCCCAGCGGCTTCGCGCTTCATGGCGTGATAGGCAAGAAATACTAAATCGGAAATTCCGATTTTTTCCTGTGCCTGGGCAATGGTGTGACCCGTGTGCTTCTCCCATTTCACCCATTCAGGCGGTGCAGCCGTGTAGGTGATTTGGTCGCCGTTATTGTATTCAATTGTTATTGGTAACTTCATTTTGTCTCCCGATTAGTTGTTTTTAGCTGAATGTTTCAGTTGGTGTTCCAACTACGATAAATGATAGGTCAACTGTCTGCGCGTCAGGTGCTGCCCCGCCGACTGCTGGAAATACTGGCATGACGTTGAATGCAAAAACTGCACCAGTCACGGCAGTCAATGAAACCGCCAATGTTGTGTTCGGTGCTGACTCGCATGCTGACCATAGTGCTTCGCACAATGAACCAGTCGCGCCCCAGTCTGCAAGCATTGAAACGTCGAATGTCCACTGGTCGTCAATGTGCTTGTAAGCCTTGCCGTCAAGTGTTTGGTAAGTCTCGACTGTTGGTGAGTTTGCTAGGACTGCGCTGGTCGCCTGCGCGTCATAGTTAACGGTTGCAATGGTCACGACTAAATCGCGACCAGTAATGATTGTCGTTGGCATTTTGTCCCCTAAGTTGTTTGTGTGTAGTACGTTGAAACGTTGATGTCAGCAACCAACATGGGCGACTGACCCACTTCAAGAACCGTCGGCTTTTCGATCTGTCCAACAACGTATCCTGCGGGCATTGCCGCAAGAATTCCCATGATGAGTTTTTCCAGGTTGTCTAGTGACCCCGCGTTGCTATTTGAAGCAACAATGGCAGTGATTGCAAAATTGATTTTGACCTGTGTTTTTGCCTTGCCTATCAAAACAACTTCCATGTAAGGCGAATCGGGCACGATCACAATGGCAGGTGGAATTGGCGATTCAGGCACGCTTGCGTAGCAGGTCGCCGATAACGCGCTGAAGGCGTTGGCTAAGGCTGCGCGGGTTTCGGAAACGGCATTGGCTGGCACTTATTGAACGACCGTTTCAACGTCTAGGTATGGCATAAGCAAGGTCGAAACACGGTTGGTCAGGCTGCGCCCCATACGGTACGGCGTCGAAGTAAAGTCCACGCCTTCGATCTGACCGCCTGCGGCAACGCGTGACTGAAAGACTTCAACGCTAACTGCCAAAATTGCAGATTCAATTGGGGCACTGGTTGCGTACAAATCAGCTGCGGAATAGCCTGAAAGTGTTGCAGTGCCTGTTGGAATTATGTCGCGCAATGTGACGTCAGTTGAAGTCAATGCAGCGGTGAAATAGTACGGTGTTACGGTCACAACCGTGTGGGTTGCCGTGAACGGTGCAGGCAAACCAGCAACAATGACTGACTGACCAGTAACAAAATGGTGTTGGCGTTGGGTGTAAAAATAAGCAACGTTTGATTCTAGTTTGTAAGCGTTAACGGCTGAAGTGTTTGCAACCAGCATGGGCAAAATTACGGCTTCAGCGGTGTTGATGATTTCGTCCAAGTAACTGTCTGAATAAAGTGAAACGGACACGCCAAGCACCGTGCGCAATTGGCTTGCAGTGACAATGGCTGGCATGTCCGTTTCCTTTCGATCGGCTGCGGCGAGATCGGGAGAACCCGCCGCATGATTAGTTGGGGTTAGTTATCAGGTCTTATTGATACCGAATGCGCCTGCACCGATTTTCGTTGCAATTGCACCGTATCCGTAAACTGAAACTGATACCTGACCTGAAGCAATAACGTCTGCGCGTAGGCGATACGTTGGTGATTCATACCATGTGTATGCAGTTGGGTTGATGATCAGCATTGAATCATCTTTGTCAGTGTCATTTGCTGACGGAACGTTTGCGGTGACGTAAAGATCAAGTCCTGCAACGTTTCCACGAATTGAATCTGGACGAACTGAACCACCTGCGTTTGAAGGTTGTGCAGCCATGTAGATTGGACGACCTGAATCGTTCAATGTCATTAGGTTTGCCCATTGTGAAGTGTTCGCAAGAATGTTGCGTGCAAATCCCTGTGTGTTTGAATAAACTGAAGCAGCACCACGTGAAACAAAACCAAGCAATTCAGCTGCGGTTGGGTATGTTGTTAGTGTTGTTGCGTCGGCTGTTGCACCGCTTGCAAGTGCAGTGTAGACGGCTAGGTCTGTTGCTTTTGCGTACGCTGCTGACATGTTTGTCAATAACTCATTGAAAAATAGCGGTGAAGTACGGTCAAGCAATTCAACGGAAAATGTCTGTTGTCCTGCGTACTTCTTGACGGATACTGAAAGGAAACTTGAAGCCTGATCAGTTTCTGAAGGTGTGCCTGCTTCGGCAGTTTCTGCCACTGTTGGCATTGTTGTGATCTTTGGAATTTCAAACGACATTCCAGCGTCTGGGAGAACCCCTCTGCTGATCGCATCTACGGCACTTCTTGTCGTGTTTGCTAGTCCATTGATTACTTCAGTCAACTGACGTGTAGGAACTAAACCTGCGTTGTCTGTTGTGTCATCTGCTGCTGCAACGTACTGACGAGCATTCTCGTCACCCAATGAAGCGCGGATTGTGTTTTCTAGGTACTTAGCGGCGGTGAACTCTAAGCGTGGCTTAGTTGTCCAACCACCGACCGCAGCATTTACGTTTGCGGTTACTGACTGGGC